CGCTATATACGGAAGTGAGCTGCAAAGAAAAAGATCATTAAAAAGATAATCATGGCAAAACAATGTAATTACAAGAAAAAAGGATTTAGACAAATGAGTATGGAGTCAGATCCATATGAATTAGACTCTATGAATACTAACATGAGTAGAGAAGCTAAAAGCACTGCTGATGCTATATACGGTAATCCTCAAGGAGCTATGATGATTGGCAACGTACAGTTGCAACAACAAGATACAACTGCATATTCTAGACCTGCTGGTGTAATGCAATCATCAGATGATAAAAAACCAAACAACTCAGTTCCTGCAGTTACTGTAAATCAAAGTAATTATACTACAACACCAGATGCTAATGCTGGTTTGCCAAATCCTAACAACACTACAGCTACAGGTAGTTCATTGATGAATAATGAAGTAAGTGATTTTGCTATAAACACCGATACTACAGAAGACAAAGGTAATGTAGGTTGGGCTGCTGGAGCTTTATATAGAGACGAAGAAACATTGAAAGCAAAAAAGAAAGCCGCGGAAGATGCTGGTAGAGATAAAAAAGCAGCTAGAATACAAACAAGAATAAATAACTTTCAGGCTAGAAACGACACTGATCCAACTACTAATCCTACTGGAAAGTTTAACGAATTTACTAGAAAAATTAGTAGCGGTATAGGTGGGTTATTCAAGAAAAAACCTTAATAATAAAAAAAAATAAACATGCATAAACCAGGACATTACGCAAATGACCCACACGCAGAAATGGTGGGTAAAGGAAAAGTTGGTATAGTAGGTGAGTCTGCTATATGGGACGGACCGTTAGATCAAAGAGGTAGATTACACGCACCAGGCTCAAGCTCTGGTATTACAGGAATGCAAGTGTCAAAATATCCTTCAAAATATATAGCTGGACCTATAACAACAATAGCTAAACACGGGTAAAAATGACAACTGCAGATCTAAAACTATACGCCATGAATGGTGGAGCTATGGCTATATCTATGACACAAATTGATATGATACTTAAAATAACCTTATTATTAGTTACTATTGGTTATACAATTCATAAATGGATAAACCTTAAAAACGAAAAATAATGAAATACTTTACATACGAAGAGTTTGATTCGCCTGACATACAAGGTAGTGGACAAATGATGAATAAAGATTTTCTTTGTATGTTAGATAGTATCAGAGAAGAGTATGGAAAACCTATACGTATTAACTCTGGTTATAGAACTGAAGAGCATAATGAAAAAATTGGTGGTGTTAAAAATTCATCACATATAAAAGGTTTAGCCGCTGACTTAGACTGTGACTCAAGCAAAGAAAGATTTGAATTAGTCAACATATGTCTTAAGCATGGTATAAAAAGAATAGGTGTAGGAAAAGGTTTTATTCATATAGATATAGATGAAGACAAATCTCAATACGTAATGTGGACTTACTAATGGCAAATAAATTTAAAAAATCAGATCTAGCTTGTAATAAACCCAAGAAAACTCCTGGGCACAAAACAAAGTCTCATATAGTAAAAGCCTGTAAAGGTGGTAAAGAAAAAATTATTAGGTTTGGACAGCAAGGTGTTAGCACGGCTGGTAAAAAGAAAGATGCTAAATCAAAAGCAAGGCGTGCAAGCTTTAAAGCAAGACACGCTAAGAATATAAAGAAAGGTGTGTTCAGTGCTGCGTACTGGGCTAATAAAGTAAAATGGTAAATTATGGCAAATAAGTTCCCTGAAATAAAAAAAGAAAACGAAGGTAAATTTAAAGCTTGGATTAAAAGAAATATGAAAGGCACAGACACTTGTACAGCTGCTAGCAAGATAATGTCTAACAAAGATGACTATTCTAAAAACGTTGTTGAAATGGCAAACTATGCTAAAAACATGGGTTGTAAATCTAAAGGTGGACCTAAGCAAAAGTCAAGCGCAAAAGATTCTTCCGGTGACGGTAAGTATACTAAAAAAGATTTTTTAATTAACATAGGTGTGCTAGACAAAGAAGGTAATAAGATAGATAAAAAGAAAAAGTAATGGGTAGATGTTGGTCTAACTACAAGCCAGTACCTGGTAAAGCTGCTTATTCAAAAGGTAGTTGCGCCCCAAGACAGACTAGTATAGGTTTTAAAATGAAAGGTGTTAATATGTTTTCATATGGAGATTCTCCTAATAACACAACTGAAGTTAAACCTCAAGGTGAGTTAAGATCACTTACACATTTAGTACCTGGTTTACAAGAATATAAAGATCACGTGGCTAATACTCCTCAATTTGAAGAAGGAGGTGGTATTATGAGTAAATTAAAAACATTAGGTCAAAGGTTTGTACACAACGTGAGTGGACCAAGCAACCCACACTTAACTACTGGTAGTGGCGCTTTAGATTTAGTAGGAGGCAAAGGAGCTGTTAAATTATTTTCTAGAGGATTTGCTAAACTAGTTGCGAAACAAGCCGCAAAAAAAGGAGTTGGAAAACTAACAAAGTAAAAATATAATTATGGATAAATCTTGTTGTGACTACGAAAAAGGTCATTATGGAAAATACACGGGTAATCACCCGCATTATGCAAAACACGATCAGCACGGTCACACCCGTGTAACAGATTGTAATGCTGCCGCTGCTGAAAGAGATGATAAAGCTCATATGGACTATCTTAAAAGAGATGTACTATATGATGCTCACCACGGACACAGCGACGAGAAAATGACAGCTGATGAAAAGCATATTTCTAAATTAGCTGGCGATGTTAAATATGATGAATCACATCACTAATAAATAAATTATGGCTTATAAAAACGATAGTAATATAGCACACTGTGGACCACAGCATGGAGTAGGTCACAGCAAGGGAAAAGTAGGTATGTATGGTGAAGGAGTAAACATGATGGGCGGTTGCCAAATATCTAAACACATGTCAAGTAATAGATATTTTAGAGATATGCCGATTGTTTCAGATCAAAACCCTGATAAAAAAGGAGCGTAATGGATAGAGGTTTAGGAGATTTTATTGAAAATAAAATAACTAGGCCAACCGGTATTAAGGCTGCCGTTGATATGTTGTCAAACGGTTTAAATATACCGTGTGGTTGCGAGTCTAGAAAAGAAGCTTTAAACAGAATGATACCATTTAAAAGAAAGTAATATGGCTTTTAAGTTAACTAATCCTCCATACGAGGAAGATAACACACCTGTTTATGAGAGAGACTTAGGGCCTGGTGTATTAGGTGAATCACTTAAAAATCAAGTGATAATACTTAATGACAAACTAGATCCTAAATTTCATAAAGAAGTAGAAGGTCATGAAAAAGTTCATGTTGCTCAAATGAAATCTGGGGATTTAGATTACGACGATAATAATATATATTGGCGTGGTGAAACTATACCTAAGCATAGTGCCAGAGCTATGTCTGGTGATCCAAAAAAACTAGGCTATGAGGCTCAGGCTTATCAGCTTTCTGGAACTAAGTACAAAGACAATAAATATAACGTATAAAATTAAAACTATGGCATTTAAAATGAAAGGACACATGGAACCATCCGATGGTCCTAAACAATTAAGCAACTTTGCTCGAAGAATATTTGGAAACAAAGAGCAAAGACAAAGAGAAAAAAAGTATTTTCAAGCTAAAAAAGAAATACGAAAAGGATTAAAAGGAACTGGTAGCGTATTAATTAAAGACGGTAAAGTTACAGCTGGAGCTATTGACGGTGTTAACAATGTTGCAGCTGGTAACAATGTTAAAAATCTTTATAGTGGCGGTAGAAAAGCTATGAGAGACGCTGCTAACAAGTTAGCTGATGGAGGATTTACATCTTCTACTATGGTTAACGATCAAGGTCAAACCGTAACAACTAGTCAAGAACAAGGTATTGCGGTTGGTAATAAAAAGAAAAGAAGAATTAGAGGTAATAAAGCAGTTGCGGTTTCAAATGCTAAAACTCCTGAAAAAACTGGAATTAGAATTGATGCCGATGTTGACGCTACTGTAAGTCCAAGAACTGAAGTAGTAAAACCAGTTGCTAGAAAAACAATTAGTAAAGTAACTACAGTTACTCCAGAAAAATCAGAAGTTATACCAGGTGTGGAAAAAACAGAAACGTTTGAAAACGAAGATGCATTTAACAAGAGAAACCAAGAACTTATTAATTCAGGTTTTAGAAAAGTTGAAGCTAAAGTAGGTATGAATAGTGGTATGGGTTACCAAATGAAAAGCAACATCATGGCTTTAGCATCTTCTGAAGGAAGTGGTGTGGCTAAGATTATGCAAATGTCAAATCCAAATCCTATAAATACTACTAAAGAAAACGTAAAGGTTGATTATGGTAGTGGTACAAGAACTAACGTAAATCAAGATCCTTTCGAAGTACCTGAAAGTTCTGGTGGACCAAAAGCTCATGAGATAGGTGGAAAAGTATATGATAGATATAAATCAGAAAAAGCTAGATGTAAAGATAGACCAAATGATCCAACTTGTCAAGGTTTTCACAAACCAAAACAAGATATTGAGGGTCAAAACAGTTCATCTTTTGGAGGTACACTAAGCTACATGACTAATGATGAAACTAAAGTTACACCTTCAACAACATCAACATCATCTACCGAGTCATCTGATGATCTTACTAAAAAGAAAAAGCGAGGTGTTAAAGTTAGTGTTGATGCTGATATTGATGCTAAAGTTAAAGGACCTAAAATTAAATTACCTAAAATCGGTAAAATTGTAGGTGATTTTGTTGATAAAACAAAAGATAAAATAAAAAAGAAGAAGACAGCGAGAAACGTACGTAAAGGTAATTGCCCTCCTTGTCCTCCTTGTGAAAAATAATATGAGTACTAAGGGTTATAAAAAAAATAGTCCCGATGTTAACAAACCATATAACGTTATTCCCGGAGGTAATATAACTATGAAAGGTGTTGATTTTAAAGTAATTGGCACTGATGATAGAGGATATACTAAAGTAATGTATCCTGGTTATGATTATATATTTCCAGGAGCAAAGTATGTTGTAGAAAAGAAAATGTAATGTCAGATAAGAAAAAAAAATTTAGGGATACTAAAGTAGGTCAATTTTTGTTAGGTAAATCAGGTCTTGTAAATGCCATAGGAGACGTGATGCCAGATAAAGGTTTACTAGGTGTTATTAAAAATTTAATATCTGATGACAAAGAACTACCTCAACAAGATAAAGTTATAGCGTTAAAACTATTAGAGCAAGATATAGTTGAAGCTCAAGAGATAAGTAAACGCTGGAACAGCGATATGAAATCAGATTCATGGCTTAGTAAAAATACTAGGCCTATGACTTTGATATTTTTAACAATATCATTAATAATTTTTATACTATTAGACAGCTTTAATATAGAGTTTGGTATTGATAGTGGTTGGATTGATTTGCTAAAATCATTACTTATAACTGTTTACGTAGCCTACTTTGGTTCACGTGGAGCGGAAAAGTTTAAAAGTATAGGTAATAATAAATAATAGAGTAACTAATTAAATTTAATAAAATGGCTAAAATAAAAAAAGCAGAACTAGAAAAAGTTGTAAAACAACAAGAAACATTAAAAGAATTCTTAGTAGGAATAGGTGGTTTAGAATCACAAAAACATTCATTGCTACATAGAATAGGAGCTTTAAACGAAGAGATCGAAGAGACTAAAAAAGAATTAGAAAAAGAGTACGGTGCTGTAAATATAAATTTAGAAGACGGTACTTATACTGCGATCGAAAAAGAAGATGGAAAGTAAAATTAGAAAAATCAGCATAGGCTCTGATTACAAAAATGATGCAATGCATTATTCTGTAGGTCAAGAGGTTTATGGTGGTCACACTATATCTGACATCTTACTTGATGATGATAACTCTTATAACATTTATATAAAGAAAAACAACGAGGTTTTGCCATGGAAAAAATTTAATTCTAACATGGCTATATCCGTTGAGTATGATCTACAGTATTAATGCAAAGTGTTTGGAATTTTTTAGTTAAACCTATTGACGACAGGTATGATAACTCTATAAAAATAAACAACAAAGATTTAATATTAAACACAAGTATTGAGTCATTTAAGTTTATAAGTAGAAGAGCTATTGTTATAAGTGTTCCCAAAGCTTTTGATACAGCTATAAATAAAGGTGACGAAATAATAATACATCATAACGTTTTTAGAAGATACTACAACATGAAAAACGAAGCTGTTGATAGTAGTAAAAAATTTACAAACGATCTTTTCTTTTGTCAACCAGATCAAATATATTTATATAAAAAAGAAAATAAATGGAACTCTTTTGGTGATAGATGTTTTATAATACCCATAAAAGACAAAAGCTCTCTAACGCTAGAAAAAGAACAAAAGAATATTGGTATACTTAAATATGGTAATAAGCTCTTAGAAGTGCAGGGAATAAGCGAGGGAGACCTTGTGGGCGTAGCAAGTAATAGAGAGTTTGAGTTTATAATAGATAACACGCGTCTTTATTGTTTACACGTAGACGACATTTTAATTAAATATGAATATAAAGGAAACGAAGAAGAGTATAATCCAAGCTGGGCAAAAAGCAGTTGATGAATTAATAAAGGTAGCTAAAGAACCTATTGTAGATTCAGATGATGATATATCTGCTGATCGTTTAAAAAACGCAGCAGCAACAAAAAAATTAGCAATATTTGATGCGTTTGAAATACTTCAACGTATACAAGAGGAGGAAAATATGTTAAATGAAAAGCCTAAAAAAGTAAAAGAAAAAACTTTTAAAGGTTTTGCAGAAGGTAGATCTAAGTAATGTACAAGCAAGATTTATATAATATACTAGAAGATCACGTAAAACCTCATATTTTAAAAAAGTTTAACAAAGCTAAAAAGTGGGAATACGGTTATAACGAAGATCATGACATCATTGTTATAAGTAAAGACGGTACTATAGGTGATATATATGAAATACAAAACCTTAAAATAGCTTTACCTAAACCAAAAGATACAAAAAGGTTTAGCTCTAATAAATGGGAAAGAACTAACATACCTGTAGAGTTAAAAAATATTAAGACTAGATTTGACTGGGAAAACTACCCTGTTGAATTCAAAGAGCAATGGTATGATTACATCGATAAAGAATTTACTCGAAGAGAAGAAGGGTTTTGGTTCTATAATAAAGACGTGGCTACTTACATTACTGGTACTCACTATATGTACCTGCAGTGGTCCAAGATTGATGTTGGGAAACCAGACTTTAGGGAAGCAAATAGATTATTCTATATCTTTTGGGAAGCTTGCAAAGCAGATACACGATCCTATGGGATGTGTTACCTTAAGAACAGACGTTCTGGGTTTTCGTTTATGGCCTCAGGAGAGGTGGTTAACTTGGCAACCATATCAAGCGACAGTAGGTATGGTATATTATCCAAGTCTGGGCCTGATGCAAAGACGATGTTTACAGACAAGGTGGTACCCATATCGGTTAACTACCCTTTCTTTTTCAAACCCATCCAGGACGGAATGGACCGTCCAAAGACCGAGCTTGCCTACCGCGTCCCTGCCAGTAAGTTCACCAGACGTAAACTTGCCGCAAATGAAACCTTACCGCAGTTACAGGGATTGGACACCACAATCGACTGGAAGAACACAGGTGATAACTCCTACGATGGTGAGAAACTCAAACTCCTCGTCCACGATGAGAGCGGTAAATGGGAGCGTCCGAACAACATCCTCAACAACTGGAGGGTCACGAAAACCACACTAAGATTAGGTAGTAGAGTAGTAGGTAAATGTATGATGGGATCTACTAGCAACGCGCTAGACAAAGGTGGAGAAAATTTTAAAAAGCTTTACTATGACTCAGACGTTACAAAAAGAAACGCCAATGGACAGACTCGCTCGGGACTATATAGTTTGTTCATACCTATGGAATGGAACTACGAAGGATACATTGATTCTTATGGCTTACCTGTATTCGAAGACCCAGAAGAAAACACCACTGGTCCTCACGGAAATATAATAAAAATAGGAGTAATAAACTATTGGCAAAATGAAGTTGATGGTTTAAAAGGAGATCAAGAGGCGTTAAACGAATTTTATAGACAGTTTCCAAGAACAGAGCAACACGCTTTTAGAGATGAAGCAAAATCTTCATTGTTTAATTTAACAAAAATATATCAACAAATAGATTACAACGAAGATATTAGGAACACTAACATATTAACAAAAGGTTCTTTTCGTTGGGAAAACGGTCAACAAGATACTAAAGTAATTTTTTATCCTAACAATGATGGTAGGTTTTTAGTTAGCTGGGTTCCACCAGTTTATCTACAAAATAATGTAGTATTAAAAAGAGGAGCTAAATACCCTGGAAACGAGCATATAGGTGCTTTTGGGTGTGACTCATACGATATATCAGGAACCGTAGACAGAAGAGGTTCTAACGGAGCATTACATGGTTTAACTAAATTCAGTATGGAAGATGCTCCATCAAATCATTTCTTTTTAGAATATATATCTAGACCTCAAACGGCAGAGATATTTTTTGAAGATGTATTAATGGCTTGTGTATTTTATGGCATGCCAATACTAGCAGAGAATAACAAACCTAGATTATTATATCATTTTAAAAGAAGAGGTTATAGAGGTTACTCCATGAACAGACCAGACAAATTAAAATTGTCTGTTACAGAAAGAGAGATAGGTGGAGTACCAAACTCAAGTGAAGATATGAAGCAAGCTCATGCTGCGGCTATAGAAACTTACATAGAGTCTCACGTTGGTTTATTACAAACAGGCTATGGTAATATGTATTTTCAAAAAACGCTAAATGATTGGGCTAGGTTTAATATAAACAACAGAACAAAACACGATGCGTCTATTAGCTCTGGTTTAGCTTTAATGGCGTGCAACAAACATAGATACAGACCAGTAGCAGAAACAATAGTAAAATCAGTTCCTTTAGGTTTTAAAAGATATGACAATAAAGGAAGTATTTCAAAAATAATTAAGTAGATGAATATATACACAAATCCTAATAGTTCTTTCCCAAGTCAGGTGGTACCAGACGAAGAGAAGAGTACAATGGAATATGGGTTAGCAGTTGCTAGAGCTATAGAAGGCGAATGGTGGGCTGGTGATAGAGGTATCGGAGCAGGCGGTAGGTTTGGTAACAACTGGCAGTTTTTTAATACTTTAAGATTATACGCTAGAGGAGAACAACCTGTACAAAAATACAAAGATGAATTATCTATTAATGGTGATTTGTCATATCTTAATTTAGATTGGAAACCAGTTCCTATAGTTGCAAAGTTTGTAGATATACTTGTTAACGGTATGTCTGCAAAAGTATACGATATAAAAGCTTTTTCTCAAGATCCAGAATCTGTAAAGCAAAGAACAAACTATGCTGCTGGATTAATGAGAGACATGTATGGTAAAGATCTTTTAAATGAAACAAAAGAAAAAGTAGGTTTAGATTTTTTTACTACTACTGATCCAAGTGCATTACCTGAGTCTCAAGAGGAAATAGATCTTCACATGCAATTATCTTATAAGCAATCTATAGAGATAGCTGAAGAAGAGTTAATTGAAAACGTATTACAAAGAAATAAATATCAATTAACAAAAAGAAGAATAATAAACGACTTAGTTGTTTTAGGTATAGGAGCTACTAAAACTAGCTTTAACTTAGCAAATGGTATAACCGTAGAGTATGTTGATCCTGCTAATTTAGTTTATTCTTATACCGAAGATCCAAATTTTGAAGATATATACTACGTAGGTGAAGTTAAACAAATAAGTTTAGAAGAGCTTAAAAAAGAGTTTTCATATTTAACTCCAGAGGATTTAAAAGAAATACAACAGTACCCAGGTAATAGTAACTATAGAAACAATTATAGAGGTCAGCAAGATAATTATAATACTGTTAACGTTCTTTATTTTGAATATAAAACATATCAAGAACAAGTATTTAAAATAAAAAGATCAGAGAACGGTTTAGAAAAAGCTTTAGAAAAGCCAGATACATTTAACCCACCTAAAAATGATAACTTTGAAAGAGCATCAAGATCGATAGAAGTTCTTTATTCAGGTGCTAAAATATTAGGTTTTGACAAAATGTTAAGATGGCAGTTAGCTAAAAACATGACTAGACCATTTAGCAATATAGCTAAAGTTAATATGAACTACAGTATATGTGCTCCTAAAATGTATAAAGGGAGAATAGAGTCTACTGTTAGTAGAATAACTGGCTTTGCTGATATGATTCAATTAACACATTTAAAGTTACAACAAGTGTTATCGCGAATGGTTCCGGACGGGGTGTTTGTTGATGTTGATGGTTTAGCAGAAGTTGATTTAGGTAATGGAACAAACTACAATGCTCAAGAAGCTTTGAATATGTATTTTCAAACTGGTAGTATAGTAGGTAGATCTTTAACTCAAGAAGGTGATCCTAATAGAGGTAAAGTTCCTATACAAGAACTACAAACAAGTAGTGGTAATGCTAAAATAGCTAGCTTAATACAAACTTATCAGTATTATTTACAAATGATAAGAGACGTGACGGGGCTTAATGAAGCTAAAGACGCAAGCACTCCAGCAGTAGGATCTTTAGTAGGTTTACAAAAATTAGCCGCGGCAAATAGCAATACAGCTACTAGACATTTAATGCAAGCTCAATTATATTTAACGTTGAGAAATTGTGAGAACATAGCTTTAAGAGCTGCTGATGCTTTAGCTTTTCCTTTAACAAGACAAGCCTTAGTAGATTCTATATCTTTGTTTAATTCTGCAACTTTAGGTGAGTTAATGGAAAAACAATTAATGGAGTTTGGTATATATTTAGAATTAGAGCCTGACGAAGAAGAAAAGCAAATGCTAGAGCAAAATATACAAATGGCTTTACAACAACAGAGTATAGGACTGGCTGATGCTATAGACCTAAGACAAATAAAAAATCTTAAACTTGCTAATCAAAAATTAAAACTTAGTCAAGAAAAGAAACGTCAAAGAGATGAAGCTGCTCAGTTAGCAAATATACAAGCACAAGCTCAAGCTAATTCTCAAACAGCTGAACAAGCTGCTTTAGCTGAAATGCAAAAACAACAAGCTCTAACAGAGTCTAAAGTTCAAATAGAACAAGCTAAGTCTCAGTTTGAAATACAAAGAATGCAGACAGAAGCTGAGATTAAGAAACTATTAATGGCTGAAGAGTTTAATTACAATATACAACTAGCTCAAGCTAACATGGCTAAGGAGTTAAATAAAGAAAAAGAAATAGAAGATAGAAAAGATAAAAGATTAAAAATGCAAGGCACTCAACAATCACAATTGATTGATCAAAGAAAAAATGATACGCTGCCTACTAATTTTGAATCAGCTGGTTTTGATAACTTAGATGGTTTTGGATTAGAGCAATTTGAACCAAAGTAAAACCAATTATTAATTATTATATTATATTATGTCAGAAGTAAAACAAGAAGGTGAATTTAGTTTACAAGGTAAATCTAAAAAGACCAAACCGAAACAATTAAATAAAGTTGACGGACCAATAAAGGTGGATTTAAGTAAACCAGAGGCAACAGGTGAAATAGTACCTGAAGTAACTAAGGTAGAAATAAAAAACGAAGACAATGCCATTTCAGAGCAAGAAACAGGAGGCGTGGCTGAAGTTAAACAAGCCGGAGATATACCTCAAGTGGAAGAACAAGTACAAGAGTCCGACTCGAATGCTGAGCTTCCGATCCAAGAAATAACAGAAGAAGAGGTACAAGAACAAACAAAGAAGGTTGAACAAGAAGTTAAAGAGGCTACAAGAGATGCTCAAATAACTGGCCAACCGTTACCAGAGAATATCGAAAAGCTAGTTTCATTTATGAATGAAACAGGTGGTAACATAGAGGATTACGTTAGATTAAACGCTGATTACTCTAGTATAGATAACTCTGCTTTGATAAGAGAATATTATAAACAAACTAAACCTCATCTAGATCACGAAGATGTTAGTCTTTTGCTAGAAGACTTTGACTATGACGAAGAAGTAGATGAGCCAAAAGAAATACGCAAAAAGAAAATTGCGTTTAAAGAAGAAGTTGCAAAAGCTCAAAGCTTTTTAGAAAGTGCTAAGAGTAAATATTACGACGAGATCAAGTTGAGACCGGGCGTAACTCAAGAACAACAAAAAGCAATGGACTTTTTCAACCGCTATAACGAAGAGCAAGATATAGCAAACCAACAACACGAAGATTTTAAAACTAATACTAGAAATTTATTTTCCACAGAATTCAAAGGTTTTGATTTTAAACTTGGACAAAAAATATTTAGATACAAGGTTAAAAATCCTAATGCTGTTGCAGATAGACAGTCTAATGTTGCTAACACTATTGAGAAGTTTCTCGATAAAGATGGTAACGTGGTAGATGTGGCTGGTTATCACAAAGCTATTTATGCTGCTGAAAATGTTGATACAATTGCTAGTCATTTCTATGAGCAAGGTAAAGCCGACGCTGTAAGAGATATGATGGCTAAGTCTAAAAACATAGACCAAGAACCTCGTAAAACTGCGAGTGGCGAAGTTTTTGTTAATGGAATAAAAGTAAAAGCATTAAGTGGTGTTGACTCTTCAAAACTTAAAATTAAAAAAGTAACACTTAAAAATTAAAATTATGAGTCAAAATGTAAGCCCGTTATTCGGGTCGATTAAGCCGTCTCAGAAACAACAAGTTTTAGATTCTAACTACTTGTCTTTCAATGGAGGCGCAAATCCAGGTGATTCTGATACGTTTGCTCAGCAATATCTACCAGAAATCTACGAACAAGAAGTAGAAAGATATGGAAACAGAACTTTATCTGGTTTCTTAAGAATGGTAGGAGCTGAAATGCCAATGACATCAGACCAAGTTATCTGGTCAGAGCAAAATAGATTACACATCGGTTATGAAGGTTGTACTAACGACCAAGTAAACACAATAACAATCCCTGTAGATTTAGCACCTGCTGATCCTAAAGATTATGTAGCTAATGTTGTTTCTCCAAATCAAACTATCGTTATGATGGACGAGACTGGTCAAGAAGCAAAAGGTATTGTTACTGCTAGTAACGTAACAACTGGTGATTTAACTGTAGCTGTATATGGCGCGGCTGATCTTTCTAACTTAGCACAAACAAATGTTAAAATATTTGTATATGGTTCTGAGTATGGAAAAGGAAGTTCTATCGTTAATAATACACAAACAGCTGGAGCTGTAGATGGTTATCAAACTATTACTCCTTCTTTCACTCAATTCTCTAATTCACCAATTATTATCAGAAACAAATATGTTGTATCTGGTTCTGACACTGCTCAGATTGGTTGGGTTGAAGTTGCGACTGAAGATGGAACATCTGGATATTTATGGTACTTAAAAGCTGAGTCTGAAACAAGACTACGTTTTGAAGATTACCTAGAAATGTCAGTTGTTGAAGGTGAATTAGCTGATGCTGCTGGTGCCCCTGCTGGTTCTGCTGCTGCTGCTGGATTCAAAGGAACTCAAGGTTTATTTGCTGCTATCGAAGATAGAGGTAATATTAACATTGGGTTTAACGCTGCTCCAGGTGCTGGAGGTATAACTCAATTAGATTCTTTTGATTCTATTCTTAGAAACTTAGATACTCAAGGTGCTATTGAAGAGAACATGCTTTTCTTAAACAGAGAAACTGCATTATCTTTTGATGACATGCTTGCTGCAATTTCTTCTGGAGCTGAAGGTGGTACTGCTTATGGTTTATTTGAAAACTCTGAGCAAATGGCACTTAACTTAGGATTCTCTGGATTCCGTAGAGGTTCTTATGATTTCTATAAAACAGACTGGAAATACTTAAACGACGCTTCAACAAGAGGCGCGATTGAGACTGCTCCAGTTGTTGGATACGGTGTAAGTTCAATTGATGGTGTATTAGTACCAGCTGGAACTTCTACTGTTTATGACCAAATTCTTGGTACAAACATTAGACGACCATTCCTACACGTGAGATATAGAGCATCGCAAGCTGACGACAGACGAATGAAGTCTTGGTTAACAGGTTCTGTTGGTGGAGCGTTCACATCTGATCTTGATGCAATGGAAGTAAACTTCCTTTCTGAAAGATGTTTATGTGTACAAGCTGCTAACAACTTCGTGTTATTCAAAGGCATCTAGTATTTATATAAGGTAAAGGGCACCAAAAAGCAAATGCTCAAGGGGTGCCCTAGCCCTTATTTTAATTTTTATATTATATTATATTATGACAACAAAAACAAAAGAAAAGAAAATGTCTTCTCACTTAGAAAAAGGGTGGGAAATAAAAGACAGACATTACTATGTTTTAGGTAAATACAATCCTTTAACATTAACTATTCCATCAAGGCATGGTAAAAGATATCCTTTAACTTGGTTTGATGAAGAACAAGGTGGAGTTAGAGAATTAAGATACGCCACTAATCATTCTAGTCCATTTGTAGATGAACAAAAAGGTCAAGCTACATTAGGACATATTATGTTTAAAAAAGGAACGCTATATGTTCCTAAACAGTATCAAGCTTTACAAAAGCTTTTATCACTATACCACCCATTGTTAAATAAAAAATACGCAGAAGTAAATAAAGTTCAAGACGCTACTGACCAGTTAGACTGGATAGCATTAGAGTTAGACGCTTTAAACGCAGCTGCTAGTATGGACATAGACATGGCTGAGGCTATATTAAGAGTTGAGTTTGGTAACAAAGTATCTGGTTTAACATCTAAAGAGTTAAAAAGAGATATAATGATTTTTGCTAAAAGAAATCCAAAGTTGTTACTAGATCTAGCAAATGATGAAAATATTGAGCTTAGAAACTTTGCTATTAAAGCATCTGAAGCTAAGATAATTACTTTATCACAAGATCAAAGAACTTTTAATTGGGCTAGTAATGGTAAAAAACTTATGACAATACCATTTGATGAAAACCCTTATTCTGCTATGGCTGCTTTCTTTAAAACCGATGACGGTGTTGAAGTATACAAGTCTATACAGAAAAAGTTAAAATAACATGTAATACTAATATAAGGCGGTTTCGGCCGCCTTTATATTAAATAAAAATATAAAATGGTAAACGTAAACACTGTATATCAAACCGTGTTGTTAATTCTTAATAAAGAACAACGTGGCTACATGACGCCTCAAGAATTTAATAATGTGGCAGCTCAAGTGCAACTGCAAATATTTGAGCAATACTTCGATGATATAAATCAACAGCTACGTGTACCTCAAGCTGATGTTGATTATGCCGACAGGCAAATGAATATAGACGAAAAAATATCTATATTTAAAACATCTGCCTCCCTAGAATATATCCAAAATTATTTTCAAATACCTCAAATAGTAACTGATACTTATGGAGACAATGTATCTTTTTATAGATTAGGGGTTGTAACGTATACTAACTCTTATGGTAATGTAACAGAAGTTGAAAGAGTTAATAGAACTGACTTTTATAATGCTCAAAGCACTGGGTTGTTAAAAGCAACAGAAGAATATCCAGTTTATTTATATGAAGATGAAAAATTATTTGTTTCACCTTCTACAATAAACGAATCAAACACTATATCAATAGACTTTGTAAAAAGACCTTTGGATCCTATTTGGGGTTTTACAGTTGGAGGAAGAGGACAATATGTTTATAGTCCTAATCAATACAACCCTGATGTAACTCCACCAACTGGATCTATAAACTTTCAACTACATCCTTCTGAACAAACAAACTTAATATTAAGAATATTAGCATATGCTGGTGTTATAGTAAAAGATCCTTCAATAGTTCAAGTAGCTACACAACAAGTAATGCAAGAAGAAGCAAACGCAAAAAGTTAATTAAATGGCATTAGTAACAGAAAACAACAGACAATATTACGAGGGTGCACAAAGCTTTGGTGCGTCTAATCAGAGAGAAACTATAACCACAACTTTTGATACTAATTTAAAGTTTTTTACTGACGATAAAACCAGTATACAGTATAATCAAAATAACTTTAAATTATATTATAGCGCTACAAAACTCCCAGGTAGTTACGAAGAGTTACATAAAACAAACATACCATATTCTGTTGTAGGTAATGTTATAAATTTTACAGGAGAAGGGCAAACAACTACAACCTCTACTTCTCCTCCTGGAGATAATGAAGTTGTATTTAGATTAGATAGAGGAAGTATAGAACCACAAGTTGGTTATAAAGTAACAATTACTGGTAGCAGTGTACAATGGACACAGGGTTCAGCTCAAGTTAATTATGCTATAATAAATAGTGTTACGCTTGAAAACGACGGTAGATATAAGTGCGAGTGGGATCAAGCTGTTTATGGAACAGTAGTTTACGGTGGTGGTGGTGCTGTCGCAGATGTAAAGTTTATACCATTTGATACTTTTGCCGCTGGCTCTGATTTAGTTGTTCAACTTAAAAAGCTAGATGGAGGTAAGTATGGTTCAAATTTACAAGAAAAAGCTTTTGGTGATGTAGTTGAAGAAAACTACGGTAACTATGCTTACACTAAATTAAAAGATATAATAAATGCTTTTCAAGTTGCGTATGTTGGCGCTGGTAAATTAATACCAAGTGTTAAAAGAACTGATCTAATATTCTTTGCTAAACGATCTATGCAAGAGTTTAGCTATGATACATTGAAAAGTATTAAGTCTCAAGAGTTAACTATACCTCATAGCCTTAGCGTTATAATGCCTCAAGATTATGTTAATCATGTTAGCATAGGTTGGTATGATCACCAAGGCATAAAGCACCCTATATATCCAGCAAACAACCTCACTCAAAACCCTTACAGAATGCCATTACAAGATGGCCTTGGCGTGCCTATGCAAGATGTATATGACGCTAATATAACTGGAACATCTATAGTAGAAGAAAGATGGAAGACAAACGCTTATAGAAATTTTAATGAATTAATAGATCAAACTTGGTTAGGTTATTTACTTCAATTTGGTGACTGGGGATTTGGCTTATACGCTGGCTGGGGTGAGTTATATGGTATGGATCCTCAATACGCTAACTCTAATGGTTGGTATACAATAAATGAAAGAGAAGGTAAGATATCTTTTTCCGCCAACTTAAGAGACAAGGTTATTATACTAGAATATATATCAGATGGTTTAGCTTATGATTTAGATACTAGAGTACCTAAAATGGCAGAAGAAGCTATGTACGCTTCAATACTACATGCTATAATATCTACTCGAGCAAATCAACCTGAGTATTTAGTAATGAGGTTGAAAAAAGAAAGATATGCTAAACTTAGAAACGCTAAAATAAGATTATCTAATATTAAATTAGAAGAGATTACTCAAGTAATGAGAGGTAAGTCTAAATGGATAAAACACTAAAATTAAATGGCTGAAGTTAAAAATGCTTTTATAAAGTCTAAGATGAATAAAGACTTAGACGATCGATTACTACCTAGTGGTGAATATAGGGATGCTATGAACGTAGCTGTTAGTAAATCAGAGTCTTCAGATGTAGGTGCTTTAGAAAACGTAATGGGTAATACACCTATAATAGATTTTGATAATTTCCTTGGTGTAAACGGATTAGTGTGCGTAGGTTACTTAAGGTCAGAAGATATTAATACTATATTTATTTTTCTTACAGATAACACAATTTCTAATAATAATCTAGGTGTTTACAGACCTGACGCTAATAATTTTATAATTAGTTTTAATGTATTAGAAGGAACAGCACAAACACCTGCTAGTCCTGTTATTAGACTTAAAGGTGCTTATTTAAATTTCTATGAAGGTAATCCTATATACGGTGTTAACCTTATAGAAAATTTATTATTTTGGACAGATAATAGAAATCAACCAAGAAGAATAGATATATCAAAACCAGAATCTTACTATTCTAACGAAGACCAAATATCAGTTGCTTCTTATAATCCTTATCAACCTATAGATGTTTGGCAAGAAAGCGCTTTAGCACCTGGTTTTTATGAAACAACAATGAAAGATGTTGTTAGTGAGTTTTTTCCAGGAGGTGGTCAATTATCGCCAAATGCAACAAATACAGGTAATAATTTTACTTGTGCTATAGCTGGTATACAAGGAGTTCCAAAAGTTGGTGATAAATTAACATCAGATGCTGCTGGTTTTACCGAGGCAACTATAACAAATATACAGTTTCCTCAAGCTCCGTCTGTAAATTATACTTTTGATACAAATGTAAACCAGACATATACCGCCGGTGATGAATATAAATTTGGGGCTAACCCTTATTATGAAGAAAATTTTCAAGGTGATCCAGATTACTTAACAGATATATTTGCTAGGTTTAGTTATAGATTTCAATTTGAAGACAACACATATTCTATAATGGCACCATACACTCAAGAGTGTTTTATACCTAAACAAGATGGTTATTTTTTAGCTCAACGTTCTTTTGATGATCCTCCAGTAGTTTTAAGTGAAGACATGGAGAATGCTTACAGAAGCACGGTTGTTCAGTTTATGGAAAACAAAGTAAATCAAATAGGCCTAAGGATACCATTACCTGTTGATGGCGATAATTTGATTAAATCTTTTAAAATACAAAATATACAAATATTATATAAAGAGTCTGATGCTCAAGCAATACAAGTAGTAGATACTATACCAGCTTCTACGGTTGCAGCTGCAGCTGGTTCTACAAGTATGTTTGAATACATGTATAATTCTACTAAACCTTTTCAAACATTACCAGGTGATGAAATAGTTAGGGTTTATGATAAGATACCTGTTAAAGCTTTTGGCCAAGAAATAATAAGTAACAGAATAGTATATAGTAATTTTCAAACAAAGCATTCGCCACCTGAATCTATAGATTACAATGTTAATGTTTCACCTAAGTCTACTTTTAATATAGACGATCAAAGCACACCTGATCAAACACCAGTACAATACACTACTAGTATTATAGAGTATCCTAATCACTCTTTGAAACAAAATAGAAATTACCAGGTTGGTTTTGTTTTATCTGATAGATACGGTAGATCATCTACTACTATATTATCTAATGATGGTAGCGATGCTGTTAGTAGCTTGTCTACTATTTTTAACCCTTACAGAAACCCAGCTCCCCCACAGCAAGATCCATCAGCATCTGTTTGGCCAGGTGACTCTTTAAAGGTTAATGTTAATAATGTTATACCTGTAGAACCTGTTTTAGATGGAACTAATTTCTACCCAGGTGTTTATAATGGAGACCCTACAAGTGATGACTACAATCCATTAGGTTGGTATTCCTACAAAATTGTAGTAAAACAAAATGAACAAGATTATTATAATGTATACTTACCTGGTATATTAAATGGTTATCCAGGTCAAGACGCTGCTTCCAGTCCACCACCGTTTCCAGTAGGTGAAGAAGGTTATACAGCTAACATTGTTTTAATTAATGATAACATAAACAAAATACCTAGAGACTTAAATGAGGTTGGACCAGAGCAAAGACAATTTAGAAGCTCTGTAAGATTGTTTGGTAGAGTTACAAACTTACCAGGAGGTGGTGGTACTATAATTATAGTGGGTGATCAAAATAAACAATACTACCCAGGTAGAAACTCAGACACAGTTGTAAACATAGGTACTACCACTGACTCAAATATGGTGTTTGATACTTTAAGCACTCAAGGTCAAGAAAACATATATCAAATAGACACTCAACCATATGTGGCTAGGTTGAACACGTTTAGCACTATTGGTCAAGTATCTAGTACTATGATACCATTTTTAGCAGTATATGAAACAGAGCCTACAGTTTCTAGACTAGATATATATTACGAAACAACAACAACTGGTTTAATACAGGATTTAAACTACGTTGTAGAAAATAACACGTCTATAGCAAGCGGCTTACAAGGTTACAACTTTTTATTAAGAGAAGATGCTGTATTATACAATGGAGAAATAACAGGAGCGCCATTTACAGATAACCAAAGTGGTAATACAATTCCTTCAAATTTATTCCCAGGTCTACAAGCAGTAGGCATTGTTAAAGACAGACCAACATCAACACCAGCAAATACTGTAGCTAGATTTGAAAAAGCTACTTTTCAAGGTGATGGTACAAAACTCGTTGGAACTACTGCTATAGGTGCCAATGGTACAGTAGCTATAGTATCTGAAGTGATAGAACAACCTCTCTACTGGAGAGTAAAAATAATAGGTGGTGGAACTTTTCCTGGACAAAATACGCAGATAAAATTTGCTGGAATATCTAAGTTAAATATAAATGGTAACTTCTGGCCTATAGATGCCGGTGGTACTGCGTTAGAATATTCAAGAATAGGTTTAGACGCAAATAATCAACAGTTATTTTCAGCTACAGACAACAATAATTTAGATGTAACAGATCACTTCCAAATAATAAGAGTTGCAAAAGGTGACGCAATGCTAGATGGTAGTGCTTCTGCTTACCCACAAGATACTTATTATTTAGCCACAAAAGATAAATATTTCTTACATGATGGCTTTAATAGTCCCGCTAACAACTATACGTTTCAGTTTTCATTACAGCAAACAAACGCAGCAGGACAACCAGTAGATCAAAATGGAGATCCTACTACGCCTACTGCTTTTACTATAGGTAATAACCAATTATTAAACGTAAACCCTGTTATAAAAAACTGCGAAGGTAATTATAACTTTGCATTTCAACAAGGTCAAGGACCAACAGGTCCATCAACTCCTACAGGTGCTAATCTACCTATGGTTGATTTTATTGGAGATAATGGTTCTAATGTGAACAATTTAGTTCCTTTACAAAACGGGAACTTTATGTATGAAGACGCTTTAACTTGGACTATACAGTCGTTAGGTGGACCTGGTTTTACTAGTTCTTGCAGTAATAGCAACACATGTGGACCTTTCAGTATAAGTAACTATCAAGACCCAGCAACTGGGAAAAGATACGGTAGGTTGGTACAAGACGGTACAGCTATAGGTTCTTATACTATGACTATAAGATGTAGTGATTCAGGTGGTTTATTTGTAGACTGCTCTTCACAATATATATTTGGTGAAACCCCTTTGGTTGGTTCTTTCCTAGGACAAAGCATTGGTGGTTTTGGTAAAGGTGTTGGAAACGCGCTTACAATGCTGTTTATCAATAACGTGCAAGGTTGGAACGCGCAGACCACTCAAAGCTTCCAAGGGTTTAGAGCAATTCCCCCTGTATCTGGAACTGGTTCTCAAGCAACAGCACCTTCTAGTCCACCTTACGGAAGTATAACCTCAACAGAAACAGCGGCTGATTGTGCTCAACAAATAGTGCCTGCTTCAAGTACAAACGCTAAATATAGAAATGAAATTATATGGGTAGCACCACCAGCTGGGCAAGGATATACAAATAAACAAGGTATACAAGAAGGAACAGCTTATGTCGCTATATCAATGATAGGTAGTAATTTCGATACGAGCTGTAGTAGTTCGTCAACTGGAGGGAGCGGTGTTACTGGTGGTGGTAATAGTTCAGGTGTAAGCAGTGGAACTAGCACGGTTAAATATGTTTTTGGAGGATTTAATATAGATTATAGATTAAACAGCAGCCAAAACTGGACTCCAGCTGTAGATTTAAATGGTGATATATGTGGGGGAACCACGTTAGCGAATCAATCTAAGGGTACTTGGAGACACGACAATAGTCCTGCTAATTTTATATATGGTCAACTAGAAATAGATAATCAATATCCATCATCATTTGCGTCGGGAATTAATGGTAATTGGCTTGTTAGAATTAATGGGCAAACTCAATCAGGCGCAACATCTTATGAGTGTGTAGCATCTAGAGTGTTTGCATTTGATATACCTGGAGAGTATAGAATAACTACGGATAACCTAGTTACAAACAATTGGGATTGTAACAACACTATATGTACTGGAAGTTTTGAAACAGGTAGTGGCTCATCTTCTGGCTCAGGCGTTGGTAACTTTGGTCAAGATAGATTTAATATAGATTATGGCGATTTTTATTACGACTTTGGACCTAATAGAGCTTTTTCATATAAACTCAGTTCTAGTAGTTCTCCTTTTGCTGGTCAGCAGGTATATGCAAAAGAACCTTTATTTAGGTATGTTACTCAATTTTATCAACAACCAGACCTTTTACAAAAAGTAAATCTTAGTTCAGGCACTAACACCTACTATGTAACAACTTTTAATTACAATGGAACAAATTGGAGCGCTGCGGGTAACTGGGTTAGTCAGCAACCTGGTTGGCCTGATTGGGCTTTTGAGTATTCTCAAACAAGCACAGCGAATACTCAACAAAATAGATCTGATCAAGAATTAAGACAATGGAAAATGGATATAGATAGTACAGGAGCTGTGGTACTTGGATCTCAAATTCCTTTAACCTAATTTACTGAAAAAACAAGTGATAATAATATATGGCAGCGATAATAGAAGTTAAATATTTTAATACCTTCTTGTTAAAGAAAGTTAATGATCCAACGCAACAAGGTAGAAACACTGGTTTTCCTATCTATGATGGATCTAGAGGTATACCACAAGTTTTAGGTGGTTATCCGTTATTTGCTACCGTTAGTGTAGATGGTAATGACTGGGCTATAGAAGAATCAAGAATAAGAGGCGGGTACAATAACACGTCTGTTTCTTTTGGTGTAAAAGCTTATTTAGTAGAAGATGAACCTTTAGGTGCTATAAGAAGCAACGCTTTGATATACTCTGGTATATATAACTCAAGAACAGGTATAAACAATACTAATGTATTTAGTGTTGGTGAAGACATAACTAAAGCAGCCGACCCAGCAAATGGTAGTATACAAAGACTATATGCCGAAGATACTAACTTAATTATATTCCAAGAAAATAAAGTTAGTAGGGCATTAATAGACAAAGACGCTATATATACCGCTGAAGGAGGCGGTGTACCTGTTAGTCAACTTCAACTAGTTATAGGTCAAATAATTCCTTATGCTGGTAACTATGGTATTAGTAAAAACCCAGAGAGCTTTGCTGTTTATGGTTATAGAAAGTATTTTTCTGACATGGATAGAAATGCTGTAATAAGATTATCACAAGACGGTATAACTGAAATATCTAACTATGGTATGTTTGATTATTTTAGAGATAACTTAAGCACAGTTAACGAAACTAGCAGAAACACAGGTAAAGTTGTTGGTGGTTGGGACATGCATCAAAAACAATATACTATATCTATGCAACCTTTTGGTGGATCTTTCCAGACTTTATCTTTTGATGAAACTGTTTTAGGTTGGCCAAGTAGATATAGCTATAAACCTGATTGGTTGTTTAGTTTAAAAAGTAGATTTTATTCTGTTGGTAGAGATGCTACAAGTGGAGTAGTAAAATTATACGAGCACAATTCAAACGAAAGAGGTTTTTTCTATGGAGCAGATTATGATTCTTATATAACATTTGTTTTTAATCCTAAAGTTAGTTTATCTAAGAATTTTAAAACCGTTAACTACGAAGGTAGCAACGGTTGGATGATAACTCAATTTGAAAGTGACGCTACAGGGCCAGATGAATTTAATAGTGACTACATAAGTTACAACGATGTAACTTCTTTTGTTGATAGTTACTATGAAGGTGAATATGTTATAAACCCAGCTGACGGTCAAGCTGTTGACAGACTAGATTATCAGTCTGTGTTTGGAACACCAAACCCTGGTTTACCTAGAGAGTATGCTGGTTTTAATAGAAAAGAAAATAAATACTACGCTAATTTAGTTAATAAAACATTACCGTCTGAAGCAGAGGTTGTTTTTGGTGCAGACGTTACAGGTATAAAAGCTTATTATTGTACGGTTACTATTAGAACAGATGCGTCTACCGATTTAGGTGGCGTAAAAGAATTGTTCGCTGTGTCTTCAGATTACGTAGACTCAGCATATTAAATATAATAAAATGAAAATAAAAAGAATTACAGAAGCTGACTTCAATACTATAAGTCAGTGGTGGTTAGACTGGGGACAACCCATACCTGATCCTGATTACTTGCCTAGCGATGGCACCGGTGGTTATATAGCTACAAAAAACGGTGTTCCTATTGCTGCAGGTTATTTATATTTTACTAACGCTAGAATAGCATATGTTGATTTTGTTATTTCTAGTAAAGAATATAGAGATAAAGACAGAAACGATATAATAACAAAACTTATAGATTACATGGTACAACATGCACTAAGCATAGGTTGTAAATTTGTATGGGCTACATCAGCCGAGAGAGGTATTGTTGACAAGGTAAAAAATTTAAAATACAGTGTGCTAGATAAGAAGCACTCTATAATATACAAATATGCATAATTATGGGAGGAGTAGCTAAAGGCGTTGTTGGTGCAGTCGGAGCAATAGGTGCTGGTAGAAGAGCCAGACGAGCTCAAAGACGTGCCGCACGTGAGCAAAGACGTCGAGAGGCAGAATTAAAAAGGTTAGAGGATAGCAGACAGCCTGTTATAAACCCGTATCAAAATACAACTGACCTTTCTGGTTTAGCTCAAGATTTATCGGGTATGATTACAAACCCCTATGCTAATCTAGGCGTAGCAACTCAAGCAGCAGAAATGCAAGCTGAGCAAGCTGATATATCATTAGCTAATACGTTAGATACATTAAGAGCTACTGGCGCTAGTGCTGGTGGTGCTACTGCTTTAGCTCAAGCTGCGTTGCAAAGTAAAAAAGGTGTTGCCGCTAGTATTGAAACTCAAGAAGCTGCTAATGAAAAATTAAGAGCTCAAGGCGAGTCTCAAATGCAGCAACTTAAAATGTCTGAAGGTCAAAGAATACAAGGCATACAAATAGCAGAAGGTCAAAGAGTTCAGGCTGCTGATGCACAAGGTAAAGCGTTTATGTTTAACGCTACTGAACAAAGAGAAGTTGCTAAAATGAACAGGGTAGCTGGTCTAGCTGATAGAGCTTATGGTGAAAAACGTGAAGCTGGTAGAGCAAGAGAAGCTGCAACTGCTAGCTTGTTTGGCGCTATAGGTGGTATAGCTGGAAGCATGGGTAATCCATTTGCACCAAAAGGTTAAAATTTAAAATATATAAATAATGAGTTACGAAAATCCTTTACAACCCACAGGCGGTAGTCCAGTAGATGCTTACTTTGATGCTTACGATAAATCTGCAGCGCAAGCAGAAAAAGAAAGAGCAAACAGAGAGGCTGTGCGTTTGCAAAAAGAAAAAGAAAGAAAAG